GATAATGATAGAACAACTCTTCAACGAAGTCTGTCAAATATTTGACAGACTTCGTTGAAGAGTTGTTCTATCATTATCGGATCCTTGCCATTACACAGTTACATAATCCAGAGTTAATTAATATACGCTCGGCGAAATCTAGCTTTGCAAAACGAGTTGAATCACCCACATTATTACGCTGTTCGAATCGACCTAGCCTGATATACGTTTTGTCTGGGACAGAATCGTTGTTGTCAACCATAAAGGCGATCATCCAGGCAACCCACAATTGTACGGCATACTGTTGCGCTTCAGTTAAATCATCAATATCGGATTCCGACATTGGATCACACTGTATGCGTGCGTCTAGAAGACGCGATGCCATATTAATGCGGTAGAGTTCGGCTTCGGTGGATACACGTCCTGTGAGGGTTGCATATTCAGAAGCATCTACATATGTGGGTAACGACATCTATTATTGCCCAGCTAAAGCTAATCGCACCATGCCAACTTCCAAGTCAGAATGATCCGAGTATGTTAAGTGACAATAACTACCAATATCGTCTGCAAAGCGCCAGTGTTCACTGGGGTTGATAAGCGCGTAGTCTCCCGCTGTGACAGCAACCGTTACGTCATCAACCTGACCTGTGTTCGATTCCCCAACCATAGCCAAAGTTACGGTTATAGGAGATTCACTGTCGTTGTGGACAATAATCATGTTAGTGCCCTTCAATAAAAACTTGTTGCCGTCCTCTTCAGCGGCTGAGAGAATACCGCTGAGCACCAAAGGAGTGTCGGCTGTTAATACGCTAGTATCAAGTAAAACTTCTGCCATTTCTTACCTCTTTCTAGGGTTACAACCCTATTGTCGTTGATTTAATAATTTGGATATCAGCCGATCCTTTGTGTCTGTGTTAGATTGCTGAATCCCGTATTTCGTACATTCTTGTCGGAGTTGTGCAATGCGCATAGATTCAAGCTGCTTGGTGTAAGCTATATCATTTACAGCCTCTTCATCTTGCAACTTATCCTTCTCCATACGCTTAGAGCAAATCTCTGCGATCCCGTAATCCTCCCATCTCTGGGCTGTCCCTTCGTCGACAGAGTGTTTCGCATTGCGTACTAAAGGACTTCTGTCGTACATGGTGTCCTGTAAAAGTTTAACCAAAACTAAAGCCATTGTGTCTCCTTTCTATATCTATTTGTTAATAAAATAGATATTGATCGTTTTTTCGTCCAAGGCACTGGTAGGGGCAAACCAACATTCGTCGTAGTCATCATCCTGGTTGTAAGAGTATTCAGTGTCGATAACTCCATCGTGTGTTACCAGTAATATGGTGTTTTCCCCAGCGATAAAGGGTAAATTAATTGCTTCGGTCGAGCCGATCTCAATAGCATCTCCTGGCTCAGTAGCTGCAGGAATCTCAACAGAGGTGAGCTCTCGGTACATTAATGTTGATTCGTACTCTGTGCTTCCTGTCATAGAGATGGTTTCGGTGATTTCTTCACCAAAAAAATCTATACCGTTGAGAACAATGTCACCAACCATAGAGTCGGCTGACGCAGTGATCATCACCTGTCGTGGATAGTCTGGTTGCCCATCAAATTCGTCGATCGTCTGGGCATCATCGCCTAATGCTGTTGAAGCCAGATACGCATCTACGTCTGTTGCAGCAGGTGCCATAGACATTTTGGCTATATAGGCGCCAGGGAGCCGTAATTGTTCTCCGCTTTCTGACTCTAGTACGGCAAGGTCAGGGGCTCTTTCTGTGGCTCTCAGGGCGGGCCGCACCCCAGGGTAATTATAGTCCTTCATATAGTCCTCCTTATGGAGCTGTGATGATCGAGAAAGGATAACGTTTAGCAGCCTCAGATTCGATTCTGCTGATAGGATTCGGGTATTGCCATGCGAGCCACATGGTGATCCGCATTGCTTTTGAATCCTGCTGGAAGGTGTTCATAATGATTGCCTTGGTGTCGGGGTCTTGCAGAACGGCCTCGGATGCAATTTTGATCTCGAGTTTATTTCGGAATGCATAGACACATTGTTTGAAATCACCCACAATAGCCAGTGCATCACCAGAGTCAAAACTACCGTTGTTGACAAAGGTTAATGGCACTTGATAGACGGAATTGCCGCCATTGCTATTGGTAATAGGATTAATTAGTGGAGCACCGCTCGCATCTCGTGCGTCGCGTAAATAGCGTCGCATGTCGGGCAATGCCAAAATATTAGAGGGGTTGTACCCAACACGTTCAATGCAGGACATTGCCTCTGAGAAATCGGCAGCCAAGTCTAAGTTGGTGCCCCGAACTACCTTGTACCCATAGCCAGAAGCGGCCTTTGCAGCTGCGTCGTCAATGATTGGATCTGGCCAGTCAGTTTCGGGTTTTGTCCCCACCAAAACGGCCTCATCGATTTTGGCCCGTATAGCATTCATCGCTGCATCTTTGACCAATTCCCAGATGTTAGGATTGTCATAACTAATGGAATCAGGGACAGGGATAATACAGGCAATTTCGCCTGCAGTTAAATACTTGTTGGCCCATTTTGCATTTGTCAAACTTTTGTGTCCAGGGCCGGTGTCGCCACTGGCTGCTTCGCTGGGATCGACCCAGTAGGCAAATGCTAGAGCGTCTTGAACGGCTATACGGTTTTTGTTTAACGGTAAATTGCCTACTTGACGCATTAATGGCAACGAATAAGTCTGAGTGCTAAGTTCGTTAAAAATCGGCTTCAGGACTTTGTCGTCCTGTATGGCTAATACTCCATCGCGGTAAATAAAATTTTCTGCCATAATTATGTTACCTCACTTACTTTGAGTTAAATAACCGCCCTATAGCATCGTTAATATTTTTAGGTTGCGCTGAATCGGCTGGTACTTTTTGTCCCCCAGAATACCCAAATTCTGTGACTGACTTACGGCCCCACTTTTTCTCTTTGATTAATTCATCGAGCTGTTCGTAACCGTCGTCAGTGAGGACATCAATCCCTCGCTTTTGTGCAACTGCTTCTAATATCTCAGGGTCGATCCCTTTTGCATTAGCCAGATCCCGAAGTAAGATTCTAGACTGGCTTCGAGCGAGTTTTTCATACGAGTGCCTCAACTCGTCGCCTGAATCCGTGGGATCCCCGTCCTGCTTGCGCGATGCTGAAGAGCTTTTCATTTGTTCTTGTGCTTCTCGATACTTACGACGCCAAGATGCATTTTCTCGTCGAAGAGAGGCAATGTAAGCCTCTGAGTTGTCGTGCGTATCGTTGGCACCGTCGGTTTTTACATCATCATGAACGGCCGCGCCGTCCTGCTGAACTTTTGCGTCCTGCGCATCCTCTTCAGCCTGTTGTGTTTTGGTTGTTACGTCATTTTTGTCGGACATCCTGTGCCTCCTGTAAAGTGTTTTGTATGTTCATATCCCGACCTGCGGGATGATTTGAACCCTCGTTGTTTATGCGAGTAACCTCTTCGGTAATCTGGGCTTCTGTCCAGTCTGGATGCTGTTTGCTAACAGCGGTGTAGATGGACATTGCCTGTACCTGTCGTATATTACGTATTGATTCGGCCAATAGCTGGGTATCAGACGAAGCGCCATCGGAAAAATCTACAGAGATATGTCTACGATCTGGATCAACCTCGTACCCCATGCTCTGAGCCAAGAGGCCTATCCCAACCAACAATTCTCGTACCCCGCCTCTCCAGTACCGTTGCTTTCTTTTTTTGGTATCCCATGTGCGATGCTCCATCTTGGAGATGGCCGCCCCTGTTGATACATAGTTTTTCATTTCATAGTCGTGTGATTGAGTTGAATATCCACACTCGCGAATAATGTCGAGAATGAGCTCTCGTGTTGACAGGAAAAACTCATCCGCCCTAATGTCGGCTTGTACGTGGAGGATTGGCAACCCTGCCCCTTCTTTCCCGAGGGTGTCCTCATATTGTACTGCCACAAAGCGCTCCGTGTTTTCTCGATAACTGCGTACTGTTTTTTGGGTCACGGAGTCCTGCTCATAAACGTGCAACAAGGAAGAGCTGATGAAATCCGTACTTTTTCCAAGACGAATGTCTCTTCTCCAGTTGGTAAAATTTTCATCCAGGTTGTCCAGCATGCTGTACGCTGTTACAAAGTCAGGTGTCCCTTGTGGAAGAGAGGGGATAATGTTGTTGGGAAGATGGTTGGGGACATAGATTACGCCAAGGTGGTTAAAGTTGGATAAAACTGTTTTGGGTTGTAAGTATTTTGTTTCTGGATAGTCTTCTAGTGCATACGTTTGTAGGATCTTATTCCCAGATACACGGTGTAGAGTTATGTCTATGTGCAGGTCAACTCCCGCCAAGTAGCGATGTTCGGCCACTACCGTGTAGGAATCCCCAGTGTCCCCCTCGTCGCCCGAGCCAGATTCTTCATCGGCATCAATCATTATGGCGCGGTATATGGTCACCTCCATTAACTGATCTCCTGCGAATATTGGATAAACCTCATGGGGTGCGATGGCTTCAATTTCAATCATCCCATAAATCCCATTAACCTTTAAATAAACACCTCCACAGCCAGCACATATCTCGGCAGCGGTCGATAATTTGGCATAAAACGCCTCCAGGTCTAAACACTCTGCATAATCTGTATCCTCAATAGCGGCATCCCCAATCCGAATAAGGGGTGGGTCAGAAAATAAGATATTTGCAGATGTGTATGCAACGTTGTGCGCCAGAGGGAAGTGTACTCTAGGGGTATCGCGATCGCCTCGGTGTTGTTTCCAAAACAGTACTCCTTCTGTATCTATGGATGTTGTGGAGTAGAATTTGTGCAACAAATGAGGGGCGCCAGAATACCATACGTGCGCCTCTTTTTGTCGCGCCCTTATATCTTCATAATGATCTGGATATAATGTATTTTTCATACTCTTTATGTATAATGTAAGCATGGCAATTGCAATTATTAGTATACAGTTTTTCGTAGTTATCTATTATTTTCTTGAGGAGGATTTATGTTATACCCCCGCATTAAGCCCGAGCTCATGGAGCGCGTAGAGTCTGAACTATTACAGTTTTTGCTACGGGGTTGCAAGTGTCCCTCTTGTATAGGGTGTCTATTTTGTTGGAAAACAGTTTTCCAAGGGAAAACAGATACCCCAGAGGAGAGAGATGCTTTAATGAGTGGATTTCTCATTCCAATTAAGCCAAGGCAAACAACCATTGAATTTTTTGAACTAGTTCACGAAGATCAAAGAGAGTACTATGATTCGTTGGATAAGGCCCAAGAAAGGGCCCGTGAGCTACAGGACGCCCTAATAGACGTAACAATCATTGGCCGTGAATTTAACTAAAACAAAAAACCCCGCCTTTTACAGCGGGGTCTTTTGCATCAATTTTAACAAGGAGTAGCCTTTGGCATCACATCGTATTCGTTACGTGTCACTATTATGGTACACGATTATTTCGAAATGTCAAGCCGTTTATGCGAGATAGCATTCATAATCTTCTCATAATTAGCACTAAACCTGTTTTGGCTGGCTAAGAATTTTTTTGGTTTTAAAAAGCAAGGTTCCTCGGCCGAAGTACTCCATTTCCTATTTTGCGTATCTGGCTCATGACAGACACCTCTTACAAAGCTACTGTGAGTCCAATATTTGCAGGCAACACACAGTTTTCGTTTTCTACATTCTCTATACCTATGCATTAACTCATTCAATGCCATAATGTCTCCTTCTTTAAATAACTAAAAGTGGTAACTCAACCTGGCTCAACCGATCCATCCACTCATCTCGGCTTACGTCTACACTCCGACATAGAGCCACACATGCACTGGTTGGTGAGGTTGAATCCTTGACTACGCCGTCGACGTGTACTCTGTAATAGCGATCATTAATCCCAGTAAAGAGCTGCAACCCATCGAGCAGTAACTCGTTATAATTCTGTGGATCAGTTCTGAAGGTTTTCAGTTGCCAATATATACGTACATCCAACGGTGTTTTTTCAACATAATTAATTTTGGTCAGGAACGCATGCACACAATCACAGTACGTTAATGCGTGCATCTCGAGCTCCTGTTTCCAATGTCGTATGGGAGCGGGAGTAACCGCCCTAGGGGCTCCATTACTCCCACCCATCATTATGACCTTGCGGTTTTTTGTTAGCTGCTTGCCATCTCGGTCAACGGGCATCTGTACCGTTACGAATAATACGTTGTTTGAATTGTGTACGTCATATATCATAGACATAGCTCTAGTACAGTGCGCAACAATATGTAAAACAATACAATTTCTAGAATTAGACTAATGATTTTTCCAATATTCATCAAACCGCTCTCCTAACTGAGCCAGTGTCTTTTGCAACACCTTGCTCTTTTCGCGAAGGGCATTTACACTTGTGTCTCCAACGGCACAGGCTCTTTTTTGTAGTTCCTCATTACATTCTACAGTTAAGATTCCGTCATGGATGGCTCTATGCTCAACAGCGGTCACTGGGATACCATTATCAACGTCCCAACGCACTGCTTTATTGCTACGTGTGATAATGTGGTGAGCATGCAGGTGTTGGATTATTGGGACAGAGGGTGATTTGGTATAAATAGAACACCCATAGTTGAGTAACTTCACACAAGCCCGCCACAAGGTATCAAGTTGGTTCATCAGGGCTCTTCTTTGTTTATCCATAATTACTATACCACTTCTGAGTGTTGCTCAGCAAATTGGGCAATTTTTTTCTCATCCTCCTGATACGAATTATATTCGTCCATTAACTCTAGTATCAGGGTGTTGACTTTTTTGGCCAGCCTCACAGATGGCTCTCTCAGCCCCTTCTCGAGTTGGTGATAATACTGCCGAGTAATCTGCAGCTTACTTGCCAGCTCTGTCTGTGAATACCCACATTTTGTTCGTAAGTTTTTTAATGTTGTCATATTATGTATCCTTTCTGCCCAATATGGCAATTAATATGGCCATATATACTAATATGTCGCGAGCCTTTTCGTACATTAGGTCATGCTGATAAGGAGGGTGACGAATCAGGGATGCTAACGATACGATCTGTTTTGTCACATACCCCCACAGGGTGCTTATCTTACTTGAGCCGTTCAAAGCAGCCCCTTGGGTAAAATTCTCGAACGGATCGTCGGTCTTCTGGTATTCTGCGTTTTTGGCCACATAAAGCTCGTGGCATTGTTGCAGAACATCGCAGACACTTGTTGGAATATTATTCTTGTCTATTGCCATGGGTCTGTGCCTCCGTTGTCATATCTAAGCATAGCCTCTTTGATTTTGTTCCATTTTCTATCTGACACAACGTCCCCTCCATACAGAAGCCCGTAAACATCAGCTCCGACAGCAGCAGAAGTCTGGCTAATCAAAAGATTGTGTCGTTTACGCCATTCTGTGAGCGCAATTCGTCGCCAGTTGTTCAACCGCTGTACTTGAATTTTATGCATTTTTGTAGGGTGAGGCATGCGAACTCCATGAGAGGGAACATAAATTCCTCTTCTGGCCGCGCATGTAAATGCATAAAACCGATATTTAGGAAGCCTCTTGGCACAGTCTAGACAGTGCATAAGTGCAACCACTGCGTGAATCCCATACTCTTCAACGCAGTGTTCCATCCACGCACTCATTTCGGGCCCATTCATTTTACGGCTGAATGTGGTTTCGTCAAAGGAACCAACACATACCCCACAGCTGTTGACGGTATAGTGGGGCAGCAAAATCTTACTGGGGGTTTTCCCTCGAGAGCACTTCATTTGACCATCCGCAGAATGTCTGCAGCGGTAACATGGTAGAATTGAGCAAGCCGCTCTATGTTTCGCGGGCGCGGCTTAGCCTGTTTATGTTCCCACCTAGAAAGAGCAGCCATGGACACTTCTATACGTTTCGCTACATATCTCAATTCATAGCCCCTATCCTGTCGGAGTTCTCGTAGTCCTCCTATTATTTTAGCCTTGTTCCTGGCCATACGACGGCGTCTTTTTCGAATATGCAAATACCATGCATATAACCCCATCCCAATCAACATAGCTCCTGTCACCACAAAAATACTAATGAGTAAATAAATTCGTTCTAATGTCCAGAATGTCATCTTGTCCTCCTAGCTAACAGCCGTGTTCATGTATGTTGGAATATCTTGCACTGCTCTCATGGTGCGGATCCCCCTCTGGACAACCTCATCTGGGAGAGGGGTGGTTAACAGTGGGTACGGGTCTTCCGACACGTTCGCCTTAACAAAACGGGCTACTCCAGCCAAATTTGTTGCGTGAAGAAACAGTGTTTTGATATCCTTTTCCAGCATTTGAGTAACCACTTCCAAAGCCAGGTTGTACTCCCGCTGATGGGCCAGTTGGTAGATTAATACCTTGTTATAAACCGTACAGCAATCCGCCACCATAATGAGAATCGCATGATGTAAAAATTTCACATAATGCCTGTCTTTTAGGGACTTTTCCCCTTCAAACATGTTCTCCATATCTTGTCGTATGAGGGGAAATGCCAAGTTATCCTCAAATGGGGAAGCCATTTCCGTCCCTCGAACAAGTTCTCTGGCGGTTGACATCCAGTACTGAAATGCCCCGCATATGTGCGACATTTCGCTCAAAGCTAAGCCCTTGCCTTCGTCCAGTAGTCGGGCCCACTTTGCCAAAGTGTCCTCTATAGATGCACCTCCTTCCTTGTCTGTACAAATTGCTAACGCCAAATTCAGGGCGGAGATCCCCATAAGTACAAATCGTTCTTCTTGTAACATCTTATTATCCATGCTTATTCCTCCTTACAATGGGTTTTTTAGTATGTTTTCAACATCTGTTCGTCTTTTGCAGCCAACACATCTACGGGACACTCATTTTTATACTTACATTGATCACAGTTTAATATGTAGCTATTCGTCGACTTGTGATATGGTGTGTAAGTTTTGCCCGAGCCATAACAGCCCTGGTTTAATGCTGTCAACAAAAGCCATACTGATAAGAGATGTCCCGTCGCATCGCCTATATATGGCCCTTATGTGTTCCTGAACAAAGTCAATCGGAGGATAAGCCACCCAGGGTGGATCGCTGGAGATGAGAGAAACGCCGACGTCACCACATGGGGAGCGAGGCACCTGGACATGGGTCACCAGATTGTAGTGAACCGTGCTCTGTCCATAGTACGACACTTTCACATACGGTGACAAATAGTTGCCCTCCGTTGAGGCCAGGTACATTTTCTTCCACTCGTTAGACAATAAAAATCGGTACTTTTTCCCGATTACGATCATGCTACTCTCCTTTCATCCTTTTAATTCGCTTTTCTAGGCGTGTAATAATGGTGTCTAACGCCTGATAGATACACTCTTTGCGGAGGGGGCATTTTTTGCATCC